GATTTGGGCGTAGTTGCCGTAGTTGCCGATTCGGGCGTAGTTGCCGATTCGGGCGTAGTTGCCGGAGCTGCCGATTTGGGCGTCGTTGCCGGAGCTGTTTTCGCCTTCTGCTACCTGATCAGATGGATGCTCCATACTGGTGAGCTCACCAACCATTTTGTCGGTAGTGGCTGTTTCAGCCTGAATAAAGGCTGGGTTTTCCAGATGAGTTTCATACATACGACTGACAAGCCAGCGGGCATCGTCAAAGCGTTTATCAGCGATCAGCGCGCCATGCACATCGCTGTATGCGCCCCCCTGCGGGAATTTATCCAGAAACCAACGGAAGCCATCAGTACAGGCGCGCCAGGCTTTTACTTGTTCTTTGGTGATTTGCATTAAGCAGTCCTCGCTACAAGGAGAATGAAGGTGATGATCAGACCGAGCGCAGTAGCGAAGGCCAGACCGGTAAAGAAGTCGAAAGTTTTACGGCGGTAACGGAGCACATCGCGCCCCGTCAGGCGGTGAAGGTGTTCGGGTTTCATCGGTGGTACTCCTTTTCATGTCGGGGAGCGCACTGCACTGAATGCGCTTTCAGGCATGAAAAAAGCCCGCCAAGGGAGACGGGCAAAGACTACACACAGCAATTAAGGGATGATTCAGAGGGTAGGGCTTACTCGATAACGCTGAAGTCTTCCACTGGGGCGAAGTAATCAAAACGAGCTTCACAATCGTTGCATTCAATAACCAGCTCAACGGTTTGTGAATCGTGTGCACTTTCATCTGCCCTGAGCTCTAAACAGCCTGTCTGGTGGCAATTAGGACAAACCGTACCTATTAAAAGGGTCATGGGGTATTTCCTCTTTCAGTTCACTTTGGCGGTGTGGTGGCCGGCGCTGGTCTTCGGCTTGTCTCGGTGGACTGCAATTCACCACACCCCAAAGGGAACTAAGCGCCCCATCATCGGGGCGTTTCAACTTGCGTGACTTATCAGCTTGTCGCGGTGTGGTCCTCTACGCTTACCGTACGCATACGGACTCGGCGCTTACCTCGATCCCATCGGGTGCCATTTCGTTTTGCCAGGAGCACAGCAGCTTGCCTGTCACGCGGTTCTGTTTGTTAAAGAGCGCGGTTAAGCTTGTGTATAGATTTCTTAACCTTTGATGCATAGTTAAGACCTCTAAACCGTTTAAGTCAAGAGATGAAGTTAAGAAAGTTGTACTTTTTTACGAGCAGGTATAGAAAAGCCCGCAATAGCGGGCTTGAGTGAAGGGGTTATAGCTTTACAGAAGTACTGAGTACCAGAACACCTGACCAATAATTTTTATCTTGTTGGCATCATGATTGAAATATTCTTCATCTGTATACTCGTCTCTGTTAAACGAGCGAACACGGATCCCGCTTGGCAAGCGATAAAGCAGTTTAACGCGGAGCAAACCATCATGGTCTATGGCGTACATCTGACCGTCTTTAATACCTGTTTTTGACGTATCCACACCCACGACAGCGCCGTCCGGTAGAACTGGCTCCATGCTATTTCCGTGTACGCTGACGCATGCAGCACAGGCGACATCGACGCCCGCTTTGCGGAGGGTGGATTTTGCAAACCTGAGCGTACAACCCGAGCGATCGAGTTCTACATACGTACCATTTCCGGCAGACAGCTCTACTTCCTGGAAGAAAGGTATTTCCACTTCATCATCCTCGAGTGGTGTGGACGAATCCCAGACAGAAAAGCCACCCTCAACTTTTGCATTTGATGAGATCGGTTGTGCCTCAGGGGCTTTACCTGTAAGTAGCCATTCCGGGGAGACATTGAGGGTTTCCGCCAGGTTGATAAGGTTCTTACCACGTGGTTCTGTGGTTCCTGATTCCCATTGTGAAACAGTAGCTTTAGTCAGCCCTATACGTTTTGCCAGCGCGTCCTGCGTAAATTTTGCATTAAGGCGAGCTTCGCGAATACGTGCGTTAATCATGGTGATACCCCTCATATTGTTTAGTTAGCTTAACTTATTTAAGGTATCGTGTTCTTGACTTGTATGTTTAGTTTTCTTAACCTCATGTAATCTACGTGAGTCCAGGAAAACGGATATGAAAAAGACAAAAGCCATAGAACTCGCTGGCAGCAAAGCTAATCTCGCGAGATTATTAAAGGTTTCTAAAGGGGCTGTTTCTCAGTGGGGGGACGAGATTCCAGAGTTACGGGCGCTTCAACTGGAAAAGCTGTTAGCAGATAAAAAATCACCAGCCACACAAAAGGCGTAACCCATGCCAGACAAAAAGAACTGGGGGGCGACACCTGACGAATGGTTCCACTTCGATCTGGTGCTGGGGCGTACTGACCAGCTGTTGCCGGTAGTGTGCAACCCGGGCGCCGCCATTTCCCCCGACAGTAAACTGAAAGCGCTGGGCAAGACGCCGAGCCGCTATAACCGTGACCGCCTGGTCACCGGTATTGCTCAGTGGACAGAGCACATTGTCACCGAACGCGATTTCGCTCGCTGGTCGAAAGAGCCGGATTACGGTATCTGCGTGCGCACCGGCTTCGGCTGGCTGGCGCTGGACTGTGACAGCGAAGATGCTGATGTGCAGTCGGCAATACGTGGCCTGCTCGTGCAGCTGCTCGGCAAACTCCCGCCGCGGCGCTGGCGCGCCAACAGCAATAAATGCCTGTACCTGCTGGGTATCGAGGGCGATTTCCGTAAGCGCATCCACCGTCTGGAGGGTGGTCTGGGCATTATCGAGCTACTGGCGAACGGGCAGCAGTTCGTTGCCTGCGGGACGCACAACAGCGGCGCCCGTATCGAATGGGACGGCGATCTACCGGATGAGCCGCCAGTGTTGTCGGCTGACCTGCTCGAAATGCTGTGGCAGAGTCTGGCAGAACAGCTGCCGGTTACAATCACCACCGAAGCGGGCAGCACGAAGATGCGCGACCGCTCAACGTTCACGCCTGGCGCCACGGATGAAACAGCGGAATACCTGGACGCGAACGGCTGGACACTGCTGGATGGCGCGAACGGCGAGCGATACATCCGCTGCCCGTTCGAAGACGGCCACAGTACCGGCGGCGACCCGACCAGCACGGTTTATTTCCCGGGTGGCACTGCAGGTTTCGACCTCGGGCATTTCAAATGCCTGCACGCCAGCTGCGCGCATCGTGATGATGGCGATTTCCTCAACGCCATCGGGATCCGCAACGACGATTTCGAAGACCTGACCGCAGACGAAGAAGGTGATAAGCCTGAGTTTGTGGATATCAACACCGATATGACCAGCCACTTCCTTGACCGCTTTATCTACGTTATCGAGGGTGATCAGGTATGTGACCTTAGTCGTCCCCCGTATCAGTGCATGATGGATATGAAGTCGTTCAAAAACCTGATGGCACCTTATCAGTTTCCACCAGAAAGGAAGGGCCAGCCTGTACCCGCAACAAAGCGGTGGATAGAGCACCGGCATAAAAAAATCGCTGAGGATACGGGCTATAAGCCCGGCTCGGGTCGAATCATCGAACGTTTCGATGGTCGATTTGAAATTAACGAATTCTACATGCCCGAGCATCCGCGTACAGCGGATACAAATAAGGTGTCCACGTTCCTTAACCATATGGCCTATCTGGTCCCTGACGCCTGGCAACGCGAGTTCTTCATCGCTCGTCTGGGGTGGATGGTGCAGCGCCCTGAAAGACGTTGCCCGATCTCCATTCTGCATGTGGCTACTGCGCATGGTACGGGGCGTGGGTGGGTCAGCCAGTTGATGGAGCGTGTGCTTGGCCCCTGGAACTGCGCCCGCACCCGCATGAAGATCCTGTGCGATAACCAGTTCCACGATTATCTCTACAATACATTGCTTTGCACCATTGACGAGGTGCGCGAGAACGATAAGCGGTATGAGGTGAACGATAAGATCCGCGACGTACTGACTGAACCGCGTTTCGAAGTGAACCGCAAATACGGCAGCAAAAAGACGGTGGATATTTATACCGGATTTCTGTTCTACACCAACCACTTCGATGCGCTGGCACTGCCCGAAGAAGACCGTCGTATCGCTGTCCTGGGCGGCCCGGATTTCGCCGCCAGCGAGGAGCACTACGCCAGCCTGTACGGTGCGCTGAGCGACAGCGATTTTATCGCGCAGGTGTACTGGTATCTGATGGGTGTCGACCTGTCCCGCTTCAACTGGCAGCGCGCACCTGAGACGAAAGAACGCCTGTTGATGATTGAAAGTAATAAAAGCGATGTGGAATCTGCTCTTATCGAAATCCTGGATAACCCGCCAGCACCTGCAATGACCTATCAGCAGATTGTTAACGTGATATTAGCAGAAGCAGGAATGGATGTAGAAATTAACCAAAAGCATATTACTCGCGTTTTGAAAGAAAGAACTAAGCGGGAACCTGTACGCGTAAAAATTGACGGATGTACAAATAGATTTTGGTTACTTGAAAAAAATCGCGAGTTCAGCAACGAGGAATTACGCGAAATATATAAAACTTGCGATGTTTTGCAATCTGGACTGTAAGCGGGTGTCAGATAGGTGTCAGATAAACATAGATCTGACACCTGATAAAAATCAATAAAATCAATTGCAAGTAGAGAAAAGGTGTCAGGTGTCAGCAGAATTTAAAACTATATACGCGAGGATTTATATTTTAGGTATTATACGATCTCTTATGTATATAGAACTAAAACTACCTGACACCTGACACCAAAAATAGGGTTAGGCCTTACGTGGTGCGCTGTACAGACGGTGTCAGTTAGCTATTTACCTGACACCTATCTGACACCTGGTAAATAAACTTGAAAATATTTTCAAATAACTAATTGGAAATGACGAATATGCAAAATATTACGAATTTAGCGTTCGCAAAGAATGCAAAAGACCAAATCGAAACCAGGATTACCAACGTGCTTACCGCAATCCGATCGCCTGAGTTCTGCGGAATGCAATTTCAACGGGGTGAAGAGGTAGAATGCGCGCCAGTAGACTCAGATACCTGGCGTAACATGCGCGATTCGGATATCACAGAACTACGTATCACTCTGGAAAGCAAGGGCTTTAAGCGAGTAGGAAAGCGAATGGTTATCCGGGCGGTCAAGCTGGTCGCCCTTGAGAATACTGACGGTAAAGTGTGGGGGTAATAACTATGCGCGTACGCCAGCAGCTCAATGAAATCGGTCCTTATGCTCGCGCGTGCGCGCGTTTTGGGGGTGGGTTATGATCAAGCCAGCGATCCTGCAAACCAACTGGCGACAGGTTATTAACGACATTCACAGCTCTGGCGCGTCGCTGCTCAGCATCGCTGAAAGCCTGAACGTCGCCAAGACAACGCTGCTGGGCTGGCGTGAGGGCGCCACACCTAACCACCACTATGGCGAAGCGCTGCTCGAGCTGTGGTGCTATACAGCGCGTAAGTCTCGTAATGAAGCGCCGACAATGGTGGCGCTGGGGCGTAAAGAGCGCGTGCTGTTGCTGGGTGGCAAACTCGACGGCAGAAGGGCAGAGATTGCCCCTGGCGTTCCCGAGGTGATTCTCGACAAGGAAATCTACGCTCGCAGGGAAATCGCGCTGGGGCAGTCACGTGCTGCGGTTTACGTTGCCGCAAACCTGACGGACTGCAAAGCCGCCGACCTGTTAGCGCTGCTCGTGTCCGGCTACCGCAAATCGTACAGCTAAACGACGAAACGTGTGAAAACAGGGCTTTCACTGAGAAAAAACGCTATGCAAAAAACGCCCTGTTTTATGCACGATTTATGCAGTGCCTTTTTGTCATTTCTCCCCAGCAAACTGCAACAAATAACCGCTTCGTGCCAGACCGGTAGCGAGTGCTGATCCAGTGGTTCCCATAAGGACCATTATGTTAAATCGGGGCGGTTTTTAACAAATATTCCATTTGGTCGGGATTCCGACCGCAGCCCCATTCCACACTTGCGGCTCCAGTATCTACAGGAGCCACCACAATGGCACGACCGAAGAAAACCGTTGAAGTACCGGGGCAGGAGACGAAGCCCACCGCAGACGTCGATACAGGTGCACTGGTGGGAGAACAGATCACCGGCACCGCACCAGACCCGGCCATCATCGCACGTAATACGCTGCTGGCCACCATCAACGAGCAGGGCACTGCAATCATCGCGCGCTTTGAAGAGCTGGGCTTCACAGACCTGGCTGATCAACAGCTTACCGAGAACACCGAATTCCTCGAACTCGTCAAAAAAGCGACCACCGCTGCACCAGCTGCGCCGCACGGACATGTGACGAACGAAGAGGGCAAGGCTCAACCGGTAGCTGGCAAACCCGTGCTGACTGAGCGCGGATGGCATATCCCGGGCTAAGGAGAATCGCCATGTGTGGAGGCGGAACACCAAGCGTTGTACAGACCGACCCGCAGGCCGAAGCGGACGCAGCGGCAGACGCAGCAGCTAAAGCGGCGAACGCGGACGCAGCGGCGCGGAAGAAGCGCAAAAAAGGCTCTTCCCTGCTGGCAAGCGGCGCTCAGGGCGCGTCTGATTCCGGCAGCTCTCTGCTGTCTTCTGGCGCGCAGGCTGCGCAGCAGAAAAACACCTTAGGGGCGTAACCGATGGATGAGCTCGCCGTAAAGCTGATTAAGCGTGCAGACACGCTGAAAGCAAACCGCCAGGTGCATGAAAGCGTCTGGCGTGAGTGCTATGACTACACCTATCCGCTGCGCGGCGCAGGTTTATCCGACGAGGTGCTCGACGCCCAGAGTGCTAAACACAAGGTGGCGAAGCTACTGGACGGCACCGCCACCGACAGCGCCCGCATGCTGGCTTCTGCGCTCATGTCCGGTATGACCCCGGCAAACGCGCAGTGGCTCAACCTCGACAGCGAATCGCTGCCGGATGACGCCAAAGCCTGGCTGTCTGAGTGCGCAACGTTGGTCTGGGAGAATATCCACGCTGCCAACTTTGACGCCGAAGGGTATGAGGCCAATCTCGACGTGGTGTGCGCGGGCTGGTTCGTGCTGTACATCGACGAGAACCGCGACGAGGGTGGGTACACGTTCCAGCAGTGGCCGCTGGCGCAATGCTATGTCACGTCCACCCGCAAGGATGGCATCGTGGACACGGTGTACCGCTGCTACCAGCTCACCGCTGAGCAGGCAGTCAAAGAATTTGGCGCGGACAAGGTCAGTAAAAAGATCCTGGACGCCGCGAAGAACAAACCCGACGACAAATTCGATTTCATGCACTGCATCTTCCCGCGTGATACCTACGCGGTGGACGCACGTCTTGCCCGCAATATGCGCTTTGCGTCGTTTAATGTGGAAGTGAGTGGCAAGCAGATCGTGCGTGAATCTGGCTACCACGAGTTTCCGTGCTGCGTTCCGCGCTGGATGAAAATCCCCGGCGGCTCGTACGGCATCGGCCCGGTGTACGATGCGCTGCCGGACTGCAAAGAGCTCAACGAAACCAAGCGCATGGAGAAGGCCGCGCAGGATCTGGCTATCTCCGGCATGTGGATTGCTGAAGACGATGGCGTGCTCAACCCGCGAACGGTCAAGGTTGGCCCGCGTCGCATCATCGTGGCAAACAGCACTGACAGCATGAAGCCGCTACTCACTGGCGCTGATTTCAACGTTGCGTTTACCGCAGAAGACCGCCTGCAGGCATCCATCCGCAAAATCATGATGGCCGACCAGCTGCAACCGCAGGACGGCCCGGCCATGACCGCCACCGAAGTGCATGTACGCGTCGCGCTGATCCGCCAGTTACTTGGCCCTGTGTATGGCCGATTCCAGGCTGAATACCTGCAACCGCTGGTTGTGCGCTGCTTTGGTATCGCCTTCCGTGCCGGTGTGTTCCCGCAACCGCCTGAAAGTCTCCAGAACGCTAATTTCAACGTGCGTTACATTTCTCCGCTGGCCCGTGCGCAGCAGCTGGAAGACGTTACCGCGATCGAGCGTCTTGGCATGAACGTGCAAAATCTTGCTGGTATCGATCAGTCGGTTGTTGACCTGGTCGACACGGACGAGGCCACGCGGGTTGTGGCGGATGCGCTCGGCGTTCCCGCTAAGGTTATCCGCTCTTCTGAGGCAGTGGCGAGCCTTCGCGATGAGCGCCAGAAGCGGGCAGCGCAGGCGCAACAGCAGGCAATGGTAATGCAGGCAGGTACTGAGGCAGCCGGTGCGGCAGGGCAGACGGCTGGCGCTGCGTTAGGCAGACAACTGGCAGGTGGCTGATGACAACAAAACAGGTAACGCCTGAGGACTACAAACGCATTTTCGAGGAAATGCCTGGCGGTCCGCAGGTACTGGAAGAACTAACCCGGCGGTTCGGTCGTGCGGCATATGTCCCCGGCGGCCCGGAGGGCGATCGTGAAACGTGCTACCGGGCCGGGCAGCGTTCCGTGCTCGATTTTATCCTCGGGCAAATCAACAAAGCAGACGGAGTAAACGACGATGTGGAAGCTTAAACACTTATTCATGAACGCTGAGCAGGGCGCAGAGCAGAGCGGCGGGAACGGAGGTGGTAACGATGCAGGTACTGGCGGTAATAGTGGCGGTGAGCAGGGCGCTGGTAATCCTGCTGGCAATTCGTTACTGGGCACCGGTGCAGAACAACAGGGCGCGGGTGACTGGTTACCTGAAAAATTCCGGGTTGTGGGCAATGACGGAAAGCTCAACATTGAAAGCTCAGCCCGCAAACTGGCGGAGAATTACACGCACCTTGAGAAACGTATGGGCAGCGGTGACGCGCCGCCGAAAACTGCTGATGAGTACGCACCAAAGGTAGAAGTGGAAGGGTTTAAGTGGGAAGAGTTTAAAGCAGATCCCCGCATGCAGAGCTTTATGAAAACCGCGCATGCCAAAGGCATCACCAACGACCAGATGAGCTTCATCATTGGCGAATACGTGCAGCGCGCGCCGGAGCTGGTAAACGGTGCTGCGGAACTGGATGCTGAAGCAGCGTCCACAGCACTGCGTGATGTCTGGAAGACCGACGCCGAGTTTAAACAAAATATTGGCCTGGCCTACCGTGCGTTTACGCAGCTGGCAGAGCAAGGCGATGATATCAACGCGATCGGCAACAACCCTATGGTTATTCGCATGCTCGCCAAAATCGGTAAGGAAATGCAGGAAGATTCCCCGACTGGCGGCGCCATCAATATGGCTGAGCAGCAGACCATTCGCGACCTGATGAAATCCCCGGCGTATATGGATCCGAAGCATGCCGACCATGAGCGCGTATCCGCTCAGGTTCGAGCGTTCTACGAGAAGAATTACGGCAATGCTACCGTAGCGTGACATGCCATTACCGCATCACAAAAGCCAGCCTGAATGCTGGCTTTTTTCATTTGGTCGGGATTCCGACCGCGCCCCTCACGAACAATCACTCCATGACCAGCCCGGCGGGGACGCCGGATAACTGAATTTTCCCTCTGAGCGTAAACGCCAGTCGCTCAGTGATACAGGGCCGGTTTACCGATAACCCGCAGGCGATAAATTCTGGAGTGACTGTTATGTCTTTCGATACCAACAAAAACATGATTACCGCTGCGTTTATCCAGCAGTTTCATGATTCTTTTGAAATTGCGTCGCAGCAAAAGGACTCGCGCCTGCAGGGTGCTGTCCACGATCGCGGCGCTATCACTGGCGCGTCGTTCACGATTAACGATATGGGCACCATCGAAATGACCCAGATCACCACGCGTTTCGGTGACACGGTCTGGGACGTGCCGGAAGCCGGTACCCGTAACGCACTGATGGCGGACTACGGTGTGTTCGTGCCTGTTGAAAAACGCGACCTGCGTAAACTGCTGGCCGACCCTCAGGGACCGTACTTACAGCTCACTATGGCTGCAGCAAACCGCAAAAAGGATGATGTGATCTACCGCGCGCTGCTCGATACCGTGCTGCGTAAAACCTCTGACACTGGCGCGTATGCACCTGTTGCACTCCCGGCGGCACAGAAGATTGTCGACGGCGGCACCGGTATGACTAAAGCCAAGCTAATCGCCGCTAAGGCGATGTTCCGCCGTAACGAATGTGACGAGCAGAACGGTGAAGAGCTGTACATCACCTATAACGCCGACATGCTTACGCAGATCCTCAGTGATACCACGCTGACTTCGGCTGACTTCATGGCGGTGAAAATGCTGCAGGAAGGTGCGGTGTCGTCTAAGTGGCTGGGCTTCAACTGGTTAGCCTATGAAAAACTGGACTCCGTGACGGATACCACCACTGTAACCACCGCAGCGGCCTGGTGTAAGACCGCCGTGCATTTCGGTACCGGCGCTGAGTACAACGTCGATATCGGCCCGCGCCGCGATAAAAACAACACCATTCAGATCTCGGTTGATGCTTCCTATGGCGCTGGCCGTGCAGCTGAAAACAAAGTTGTCACCATCGATTTCGTAGCTTAAAGCCGCTGATGTCTTTGCCGGGGGTAACACCCCCGGCCTTTTTACTTCTGAGGTGATGCCATGAATTCGAGCGTATCAATCTGCTCAAACGCACTGCTGGCGCTGGGAGCACACCCAATTAACAGTTTCGACGAAGATACTGATCACGCCCGTTTGTGCTCTAACCTCTACCCTACCGTGCGAAATAACCTGTTGCGTGCGCATCCATGGAATTGCGTTATCAAGCGCGCTGTCCTGTCCCCTGTCAGCACTACACCAGTTTTTGGTTTCCGTTTTCAGTTCGCATTACCTGGCGATTTGATTCGCGTTATGTCGGTCGGCGAGCCGCATGACGACATCCCGTACCGCATTGAGGGCAACCGGCTACTGGCGAACATCGACACGGTGCGGTTGCGTTACACCTTCCGTAATGAGGATGAATCCACATGGGACGCCTCGCTCGTCAATGTGGCGGAAATGTTGATGCAGGCAAAACTGGCATACGCCGTAACAGGATCTACCAGCCTGCGTGATAGCCTGGCACAGGAAGCAAGTTTCGTGCTGAAACAGGCAAAAGCGATCGACGGGCAGGAAGAACCGGCGGAGATTCTGGACGGCTATCCGACGTACGAGTCGAGGTTCTGACATGCGCGCTAACCTGATAAAAACAAATTTCACTGCCGGAGAGATCTCCCCGCGTCTGATGGGACGTGTAGACATTTCCCGTTACGCCAATGGCGCAAAGGTTATCGAAAATGGCGTGGTGGTGGTGCAGGGCGGTGTTGTTCGCCGACCGGGTACGCGCTACGCAGCGGCCGCTAAATTTGGCAACAAGAAGGCGCGCCTCATTCCGTATGTGTTTAACCGTTCGCAGGCATATATGCTTGAGTTTGGCGATGGCTATGTGCGGATTTATCAGAACGGCAAGCAACTGGTTAACGAGGATAATACCCCGTACGAAATAGCCAGCCCTTACACCGCTGATATGCTTTCGGCTATCAATTACGTGCAGGGCGCCGACACCATGTTTCTGGTGCATCAATCAGTAAAACCTCAGCGCCTTCAGCGGCGCGGGCAAACTGACTGGGTACTTGAGCCGGCACCATTTGTCGTTGAACCGTTCGATGAAGTGCGTGACACACCGCAGAAATGGTGCAAACCATCAGCGAAAGAGTTTGTGGGTTCCAGCGTAACGTTAACCCTGAGCGATTCAGATCCTGGCGATAACCCTACACCGCCGCTAACCGGTGCTGGCTGGGTTGCGCAGGATGTCGGTTCCTATGTACGTATCAACGATGGCCTTATTCTGATTACCAGCGTCACCAGTTCTCAAACCGCGACCGGTACAATTCGCGGCGATCTCACCGCAACGCAGGCAGCATCACCCGGATCGTGGACACGCGAAGATACAGTCTGGACGGATACCTTCGGATACCCCGGAGCGGTGACGCTGTATCAGCAGCGGCTGGTGCTGGCTGGTTCGCCTAAGTACCCGCAAACCATCTGGTGGAGTGAAACTGGTGTTTACCTGTCGTTCGAACTGGGCACCAACGACGATGATGCGATCAGCTTCACCTTATCGTCAGACCAGCTCAACCCAATAGTGCACCTTGCGCAAATGAACACCCTGATTGCGCTGACCTACGGCGGCGAGTTCACCATTACATCTGGTACCGATGCGGCGATCACACCAACCAACATATCGGTAAAAAACCCGAGCCCATACGGCTGCAACGGCATCCGCCCGGTGCGTGTGGGTACCGAAATCATGTTTATTCAGCGGGCCGGGCGCAAGCTGTACGCGGTGGCGTACGATCCTGACAGCTTTGTTTCATACTCGGCCAACGATATGACTGTGCTGGCGGAACACATCACCGCGGGCGGTGTGGTGGACATGGCATACCAGCAGCAGCCGGACGCCTTTATCTGGCTGGTTCGCAATGATGGCGTTGCAGTCACTATGGCGATCGACAGGGCACAGGAAGTTATTGCCTGGTCTCGCCAGATTACCGACGGGGCGTTCGAGTCTCTGGCCTCCATCCCCTCGGATACTGACGATGTGGTTTATGCCATCGTTAAGCGGCAGGTCGGCGGTCAGACAGTGCGATACATCGAGGTGTTTGACAACACGCTATATACCGACGCAGCCGTGACAGGTACCAGTGAAAGCGGAGCCACAACGTGGACAGGACTTGCACATCTTAACGGGCTAACGGTGGATGTAGTGGCTGATGGTTCTGTTATGCCCCAGGCGGTAGTGGCAGACGGGCAGATCACACTGTCTCGTAAAGCCAATTCAGTGGAGATAGGCCTTCATTTTGAATCAACCATACAGACGCTGACACCTGAGGTAGCAACGTCTGAGGGTACAACGCAGAACGCGAAAAAGCGTACCAGCGAAGTCACTATGCGTTTCCTTGAAACAACGGGGGCGGAGTGTAATGGGCAGGTTATTCCGTTCCGCCGCTTTGGCCCTCAGGTCCTCGATAAGCCAGCCCCGCTGTTCACCGGTGATCACTACTGGGGAAAACTTGGCTGGGAACGCGGCGAGGATACGCTTTTGATCCAGCAGCGGCAGCCGTTGCCGTTCCATCTTCTTGCAATCATTTTCACATTTACCAGTAACGGGGGCTGACATGGTACGAAACGCCACCACGGGGGATATCCCGGCGCTTATAGAACTGGGCACCAGGATGTATCTGGAATCGCGATATTCGCAAAACTCACCTTTTGATGCGGATAAATGTGCGGAGCTAGCCCGGAATTTGATTACCAGCCCTGCTGGCTGCGTGCTGGTAGTGGAGAAAGATGATCGTGTGATCGGCTGGCTTGCTGGCGGTATCGCTGAGCAGTGGTTTTCTCGTCAGCTAATGGCGTTTGAATACGGGCTCTTTATCGCGCCAGAACATCGCGGTGGATCGGCTGGTCCTCGCCTGGCGAAATCTTTTATTCGCTGGGCCGAAGAGCACGGCGCAGCCCTCATAAACATGGGGGTCACCACCGGTGTTCATGAACAGCGCACGGGGGATCTGTATTCCCGTCTTGGCTTGTCACGTACCGGCCTGCTGTATTCAAAAGAGGTGTAACAATGTGTACTGGCGTAGAAGTCGCACTGGTCGCATCTTCCGTTCTTGCCGCGGGCGGAGCGGTTTATAGCGGCCAGCAGCAAAAGAAGCTGTCTAACTATCAGGCAGCACAGGCCGAAGCGGATGCAGAGGCTGCAAAAGCTCAGGCCAGAGTAGAGGCTGACCGTATTCGCAGGGCCGGACGTGCGCAGGCTTCACAGGCTAATGCAGCGCTGGCGGCATCCGGGGTTGAAACAGGAGCGGGTACGGCGCTTCGCATTACCTCGGGGATCACAGGCGACGCGGAACAGGATGCATATCAGACGATACTCAACGGCGCAAACCAGAGTGCAAGGCTGAATTCGCAGGCGCAGGCTGATCGTATCAGCGGGCGTAATGCAGCGACCGCCGGGTATATCAGTGCGGGTAGTTCGTTGTTGAGTGCTGGCGGGACCGCGTACAGCGGCTGGAAAAAAGCAGGGAGTAAATAACCGTGAGAATTCCCGTAGGTAATTTTGGCAACGTTACGCCGCAGGTTAACCCCACTCGCGTCAGCGTCGGTAATGCGGGCGCAATAGGCAATGCAGTTGCGGGGCTGGGAGTTGCAATCGGGCAAACGGCTGAGGATGTACAACGTACACAGGACAAAGCAGATTTAGCGGCAACACAGGCAATTCTTACCGACCTCGACTCGAAGTCTAACGATCGCTGGGAAAACCCGGAGACCGGTGCGCTCGTTACCCGGCAGGGGTTCAAATCCTCAGGCGTCGGAATGGATATGGATAAGTTTGATGCTTCTGATTATGAAGAAGCACGCAAACACGTGCCCGCCAGCCAACTAACCTATTTTGATGCGCAATGGAAAGCAGGGCAGGTTCGCCGCGTCAGCACTTACAACAGTTTTGAACGCGCTCAGATTGAGCAGGCTCAGCGCTCGCAGTTTAACACGACGGTAAAGTCGTCCGTACAGCAAGAGTCCAGCGCGTATGACGACCCGCAGGCAGCGGCGCTAATCCGCGGTGCCCGCAGGCACTCTATCGAATTATACGGGCAGGCACAGGGCTGGAGCGCTGAAGAAATTACTGCCGCGGTGTCCGAAGCGGATCTCCATGCAACTGAGCAGCGTGCGCAGAATTATGCCGTATCCAATCCGCAAGGCTGGCTCGCCGGAGATTTTCCAGTCACTGACTCCGGTGGGATGAATATGCGTGCTATCGGCATTGTCGAATCTGGTGGTACCCATTTCACCGCTGACGGTAGCGTTATTCAGGGGCCAGTAACGAAATCTGGAGAACGTGCGCAAGGGCAGTTTCAGTTGATGCCTGGGACTGGTCGGGAGCTGGCCGCAAAACGCGGTGTGAAATATAACCCGGCGGATCCTGAGCAGCATGCTCAACTGGCGAAAGATTATGTTGGCGAGCTGTACTCTAAATATGGCTCAGAAACGCTAACCGGAGCGGCCTACAACTGGGGACAGGGTAACGTAGATAAACTCATCGCTAAGATTGGCGACCCGAGAAAAGGCGAAGTTTCAGAGGCAGAGTTTATTCGCCAGCTTCCGGCTGAAACACGCGGATGGCTGGCTAAATACCGCAAAAATAAAACAGGGATGGACCCGGTAGCGGTAAACAAAATCGATAACATGGCCGAAGCCCAGTTGCGGGAGCAGCGCAACACGTTACGCCAGCAGATAGACCCCATTCTCAATAACACAATGGCGCAGCTCAATAACGGTGAAGTTCCTGACGCTATGCCGGATAAAGCCTCCATCATGTTCGCTTACGGCGAGCAGGGAGAAAATGCGGTCAAGCAGCTCGATATCGCTATTGATAACGCCAGAACTTTCCAGGCAATCCAGTATGTTTCTCCCGATCAGCAGCAGGCGGAACTGGCGAAGGCTAGACCGCAAGCGAATGATCCGGATTACGCTCTTAAGCTGGATGCCTACGGCAAACTTAGCGCGCTGGTGCAGAAAAGTAACAGTTTTGTACAGGCGCAGCGTGATTCCCGCCGGTTTAACGACGCGCTGTCAATGGGTGAAAAACTCGACCCGAACGATAAAGCTATGCAGAAATCAGCAGATGCAACGACTACAGCACAGAATTTCCGCATTAACGACGCTACCACACACGACGGTGTGGTACAGCAGGTGGCGCAAACCGGCATTATCCCGTCGCAGGTGACGACACAGCTTTCTGCTATTTCCCGCGCCCGTAGTCCTGACGTTGTTCGCCAGGGGGCGGAGCTGTTTGACCGGCTCTACAATACCGATCCGGCGTCGGTCGGCAGCATGCCAAAGGAAATGCAGGGCTTTTACCTTACGGTGAAACAGCTTACTGATTCTGGTATGGCGTCTGACGCAGCCGTAGAGCAGGCGCAAAATCTTACGTACAACCAGACTGATGCGCTTAAACAGCAACTGGCGTCGGAGCAGGGCACCAAAGAGTATAAAAAGGAGCGCAGCAGCGCTATCAGCTCAGCGGCAAGCAGCATGTCGCAAGTATTCCGTTGGGATCCGTCTTCGGATGAGCAGACCCCAGAAGCCGCCCGTTTTCGCAATGATTATCAGGCACTCTACGATATCAACTACCGCACGGCGGGTGGCAATGCTGACGTAGCCAAGAAAATGACCAATCAGCAGATCGCCCGCACCTGGAGTATCAGCGAGGTTAACGGCACCGCTAAGTTCATGAAGTACGCACCGGAAGCGCTTTATAACTATGGCCCGTCTGGCTGGCAGGCAGAGCAGTGGAAAGCCGACAAAGAGAAAATTATGTACGGCGACCGTAGCAATGTGATCACCACCAGCCCTACACAGCTTGGCATTACCTCGGGTAACGCGCCACTGGCTGAGACCAAAACGCCAGAGTCTCGCGTCGGCGGCGAACTGGAAATTACACCGGATGTGTTAACGGCCAGAAACGGCGATTATGCCATCATGGTGCGCTCGAAAGACAAAGACGGCATTGAGATGGTGCAGCCATATTACGATACCCATGGCAGACCGATGCGCTGGAAACCCTCGCTCGAAGAGTGGGAGCCGTACCAGAAAATGCAGAAGGCACGCGAACAGAGTGCACAGGATGAACTGGAGCGCGGGCAGGATATTCGCGGGTTTAAGGATAAACATCGTGCACTGGATGAGCAATATAAACGTCTCCATAACGAGCGTATGGACAGGGTTAAAAACTATTTCTCGTGGAGCACTGAATAATGCCGTTTTACGCCACCCCCGACGAACTCAGCAACGGATTCACCCCGGCGGCCAGTGCGCTGCCGGAGCCCACAGGTTTCGACGTTTCCTTGCCTGAAGGTATAAACCCGGAGCCCCAGCAGCCCGAACCGTCTGTATGGGGCGCTGCCTTTCGCCAGAACAACCTGCTTGCGGGTATGTTCCGGTCGTCTGCGCAGTTCGAACCCGTTGAAGGGTATAACCCGTATGCAGATAAAAACGAGCTCCACGGCTACGAGCAGTGGGGCAGTTCTTTCGCAGACTCCCGATCCCCTGAAGAAACAGCCTGGCTGAAGCAACAGATTGACGACGAAAACGAAGATCGCCGGGTGCTGGCCGAAGCGGGGAGCGAAGGGACACTTGCCAGTATCGCCGCCGGTGTTGTCGATCCGGTAACAGTCGCATCGATGTTCATCCCCGGTGCGCAGGGTGGTGCGCTGGCGCGCATCGGCTCGCAAATTGCTATTGGTGCCGCAGGTATGGCGCTTAGCGAAGTTGCACTCAATAACCAGCAGATTACTCGTACGTGGGGTGAGAGTGCATCCCACGTCGCTGCGGGTGCGCTGCTGAGTGGCGTTTTTGCTGGTGCAGGCACATTGCTTTCTCCTTCCGTACGCAGCGCGGCCACGCGGGAAGTGGCTGACGCACTCGATAATATGAATGTGACGTCTGCGGTTGATAACGCAGCTGTATCGCTTCCTGATGGTGGAAGTGTCGGCGCAGCACGGATCAGCGAGGCGACGCTCGAGGATTTAACACCAGTTGCCGGCGGTCCGATTGGAAAGGCAGCACGCAAAGCAGGCAGCTACCTCACACCGGTTACCCGCCTGATGGAGTCTCCGTCAAAGGCAGCCCGCCGCACGGCGCTGGAACTGGCAGAAAATAACTTTACTCTGGAAGGAAATCTGCGGGGGATCGAAACCCCCGTTGCTGCAGAAACTCGCGTACGTGGCTGGCGCCGCGAAGAGGCTGCGGTGGTTGTCGCTAACAAACAGGCGTACACGAGATATAAAGCTGATGGCGGCGACCTGAGCTTTGCGTCGTTCCGCGAAGAAGTTGGCAACGCGATGCGCAGCGGCGATGTCCATGCCAACCCGGTGGTGCAGGAGACGGCGCAGGCCATGCGGACCGTAGTCAACCGCGTGAAGGTCGCACAGCAGAAGCTTGGTCTGTTACCGCCAGATGAAGAGCTGAAGGCCATTGGTCAGGAAAGCTATTTTCCGCGCGTATACAAGGTCGGGAAGATCATCAACGAGCGAGATAACTTCCGCAACATGCTGGTTGACTGGTGGTCGCGCGGTGAGAAAACGATGTCGCGTGAAGAAGCGGAGGTCACCGCAGACGCCACCATTAATAAAATTGTTGGTGCCAAAATCCCGCAGGATTTCGCTAATGTTTTTATGGTTAAATCCGCTGGCAGCACCAAAGGCAGAACGCTCAGTGTTCCCGACCGGCTGATGAAAGATTACCTGGAGAGTGATGCAAACTATGTGCTGCAGCGCCATATTCGCGAAGCGGCGTCCGAGGTTGAACTGACCCGCACCTTTGGCAATAAAACACTGGAGAAACAGCTTAAAGATATCCAGGACGAGTATGACGCGCTGATGCGCCAGCGTCCTGCTGAACAGTCTAAGCTGGCGAAAGCCCGTGATAACGACCTCCGCGATATCACTGCGCTGCGCGATCGCCTGGTGGGAACCTACGGCATGCCAGACGACCCGGCGTCGTTCTTTGTCCGCGCCGGTGCGTTCCTGCGAAGTGCCAACTTCATTACCAAACTCGGTGGCATGACAGTGTCAGCAATACCTGATCTGGCGCGCGGTATCATGGTAAACGGCTTCCAGAAGATAACCCGTGGATATGGTGCGTTAATAACGAAATCCCCGGCGTTCAAAGCCAGTAAAGCCGAAATGCAGAAAATGGCGGTTGGGCTGGAAACCATCCTGCATACCCGCGCAAGAACCATGGGCGATCTGGTAGACAGCTCATCGCGCACCACGGCGGTAGAGGCTGGGATGGAGCGCGTTACCGATGTGTTCGGCAAACTGACCCTGATGGGGTATTTTGACGATATGAACAAATCGGTTAATGGGATGATCACCGCCGACGGCATTCTCGGCGGCTCGTTCGCAGGTTCGCGCCTGGCAAAGCTCGGCATTAATGACAACATGGCCGCACGTATCCGCGCTGAGTTTAAAAAACATGGCGAAGTGATCGAGGGCTGGAACATCGGTAACTTTGAAAAATGGGATGATCAGTACGTTGCGGGCGTGTTTCAGTCTGCGGTGCTGAAGGACGTTAACAACACGGTGATCACACCCGGCATCGGCGATACGCCGCTATGGGCCAGTACACCGCTCGGGAAAACCGTCTTCCAGTTTAAATCGTTCGCCACTGCGTCCTATAACCGCGCTACGCTGGGTGGCCTGCAGGAAGGATCGGCACAGTTCTATTACGGAACCGCTTTTCAGATTGGCCTGGGTGCGCTGACATACGCACTGAAACAGGCTGCGAACGGTAAAGATGTGGACTGGACGCCGCAAAAGCTGGTGCTGGAAGGCGTCGACCGCTCTGGTATTCTCGGCCCGCTAATGGAATACAATAACATGGCGGAAAAGGCCTCCGGTGGGATGGTTGGGTTAGGGGCGTTGCTCGGCACCGGCACTCAGTCGCGCTACGCCAGTCGCGGGTTTATTGGTTCAGCGCTGGGGCCAACATTCGGGCTGCTCGATACCGTCACTGATGTAACCGCGGGCGTGCTCAATGGTGACGCAGGCGATCGCGTACTGCATAATGTTCGCACACTGCTACCAGGGAATAATCTGTTCTGGATTGCACCGCTGATTAATCAGGTTGACCCCGGTATGCGCTGATGGTCGGGATTCCGACCGCTAGCCTGAACCATCATAGCCCTGTGATAACCACGGGGCTTTTTTATGCATGATGATTACAAAACGCGGCTTACCACGCTGAGCGATAAGCTCACCAATGTGGTGCTTGAAGAGGCTGACCCCGAGAACTGGGCAGGTGGTAATAAACGTGTTAATGCATTAACAAAGCAGGAGCGCGGCGATCGTTACTGGGACAAGAAAAACGCAGCGGCATCCCTGACGCTTCTGATCAAGGTGCACTCGCTCATCGGCATGCACACTCGCGGCGGAATTCCCACAGAACCCAGTGAGAGTGACGAAGAATTCGAGCTGGGCCAGCGTGTTTCCAACGCGGAGCGTGAAGCGGCCGCCATTATTGAGCGTTTGCAGAAAGGGAAGAAATGATCTCCTTCCTCGCCTTCTTCCTTATCTGGGCGGAGCGAATGGGGTGGGAAGTTCCCGACTGCCACTATAAAGCCTGCCACTGGCTCGAGCATCGCGGTAACCTTGCTGTGCTCCGGTGTTTTCGCGGTTTCGGCAAATCCACTATTCTGGCCGTTTACAACGCGTGGCGGTATTACTGCGATCGGCAATACCGCATTCTGCATCAATCCGAATCCGACCCCACAGCCCGTAAAACCAGTCGCGATACACAGAATGTTCTGCGCAATCATCCATTAACCAAAGGTATGCTGCCAGACGGGATCGGCACCGTCGAACAATGGTGGGTTAACGGTGCGCTGGATATGCGTAACGCCAGCATGTTTGCCAAAGGTATTCTGTCTAACGTCACTGGCTCCCGTGCGAACGAATGCCAGAACGACGACGTAGAAGTGCCTGGCAATATCCAGACGCCGGAAGGGCGTGAAAAGCTCAGGTACCGCCTGAGTGAGCAGACGCATATTCTGATCCCCGGCGGCCGTAAGCTTTTCATTGGTACACCGCACACCCACGACAGTCTCTATGACGAGCAGGAAGCCGCGGGAGCAGACTGTCTCACTATTAAGCTGTTCGATAAGGAAAAGCGCATCGAGGCGAAAGACGCCACGAAGCTGCGCTACTCGCTTCCGTTCAGACCTGAGTATGTCTTTACCGGCATCCATAAAGCGGCGCGTCTGCTGGTTGAAAGCATCGACTATATCATCACCCCTGAAGGCGTGGAGTTTGCTGCACCACCAGATACCGTTATTGATTTTTACGCCGGATGCGCATGGCCGGAGCGTTTTGACCACACCGAACTGGAAACACGCCGTAAAGAATGCCGCACGGTCAACGAATGGGACAGCCAGTACCAACTGCACAGTAAACCTGTTGGTGAGGTTCGCTTGGATCCTGATCGTATCCGTGAATACAACGTCACCCCTGATATTCGATACGCTAACCGCACGTGCTCGATGTGGCTCGGTCAGACACAGATTGTTGGCGCGGTTGCATGGTGGGATGTGGCCACCGGCAAAGTAAAAGCCGATGCCTCAGCATTCTCACTTTTCCTTACTGACGCCAGGGGGCATCTGTACTGGCAGGTTTGCCAGGCGCTGACAGGTGATCTTGCCGAGTTTGATGACAACGACAAAATCATCGGCGGTCAGGTAATACAGATCAAAGAACTGGTTATCAAATACCAGATCCCTGTTGTCTGCGTGGAAGTTAATGGCCCCGGCAGCTTCGCCGGGAAGCTGCTGCGTCAGGCGCTCAAGGGCACCGGCTGCGGCGTACGCGAAGAGTTCAGTGTCACCAATAAACAAAAACGCATCCTTGACGCGTTTGAAGCGCCGCTATCCTCCCGGTTTCTGTGGGCGCACAGCGATGTGCTGGACGGTCCTGTGTACGACCAGATGCGGGACTTTAACCCGGCGTTGACAAACCAGCCCGACGACTTCATTGACTCTGGCGCGGGTGCAATAAGCCAGACTCCTGTGCGTATAGGTAAAGTGGTCGGGATTCCGACCGTGAGGGCACGCGAACATTGGCAGTTAAGTGATGGAGACCATCAGGTCGAAGTCGATTATTAACTTGCCCCGAGGTTTCGCGCCATGTCGGTACCTGATCAGACTCCCTACGATATTTACAATGCTAATGGTCTGACGACCGTTTTTCCTTTTGAGTTTTACATCATTGCCGCCAGCGATATTCAGGTAAGTATCGACGGCGAAGTAGTCATATCTGGCTATTCTGTGTCTGGCACCGGTAATGTCGGTGGAGGCGACATTACCTTTTTAACCGCGCCAGCTGCGGGTTCAGTCGTAATGCTTGAACGCGTCGTCCCTACGTACCGCTTAACTGACTATCAGGATAACGGCGATCTGCTGGCGGATACGGTAAATAAAGATTTTGACCGTTTGTGGATGGCTATTCAGCGATCGTTCCTTTATCTCGGGCTTGCGCTTCGTCGTCCGTTATTTGGTGGCCCTTTTGATGCTGACGGGTACCGTATCGCTGGCCTTGCCAACCCGGTAAATCAGCAGGATGCAGCGACAAAAAACTACGTCGATAACGTTAGCCTGGTACATGCGTTACGCGTGCCAGAAAGCTATATTCCTGTTTTGCCATCAGCAGACCAGAGGGCTAACAAGTTGCTGGCCTTTAACAGCGTTGGTAATCCCATACTTGTCCTTCCGCCCTCCGGATCCGCCTCCGACGTTTTGATTGAGCTGGCAAAGCCAACTGGAGTATCCCTCATTGGTACGCCTACTGGGACAGTAGAAAGCTTTATCAGTGTAGAGGATTACCAAAGGTACGGTGATATCAGGGGATATGGAGCAACAAATGTAAGCGTAGATACCGTGAATGATGCTGTTTCTGCTGGAGAAACTGCGGGTCTACTTAAGGTTCCGAAAGGATTATGGAATGGGAATTTCGAACTTGGAAATAAAACAAGTATTTCTGGTGAGTCATTAACTTCGTCTGTTATTAACGTTCCAGTTAATACCATAGGGATAAAACCTGAAGGGGATGATGTAAGGGGTATCACAATATCTAACCTTAACCTTCAGGTAGATGGTGCGGTACAGGGGGGGCCACCTGTTGGGTCTGGCGTTGGGGTTGATATGTCGTTCACCTCTAAAGCGGTGAACTGCGAGTTTAGTAACCTATATCTTGATTTTTTTGACATAGGTTATAACGCAGGACCGGCAGATTTTTCTAACGTATACAATAATATGAGGTGTAATAATAACCGTATAGGAATTAATCTCACCAGTAACGGACAGATAATTCAGAACGTTTTTAACGGTTGTTACGTGGCTAACTGGACTGCCTTTGGACTTAAAATATCAGGAGCAAGTAACCAAATTTTCAACGGGTTGAACATGGGCCATGGCGGTGCTGCTGGTGCGTACTTCGTACAGGTGGATACAAACTCAAGGGGTATTGTATTTAATCAACCAAACTTTGAAATGGACGCATCTGGAGGGGTATTATCGGCAGGAAGTCAGGCAATTGTTATAGCTTCCGATTCCGAGGTTACATTCAATTCTCCTGTTTTCAATAAAGTACATGCGGCGGGTCCTAGTACGTATTTATTTAGGGTGAGAGGTACTGCCGTTGTACGAATAAATGACCCTGAAGTTTACTCTGATGATGGTGTTATCGGCCATCTGATAGTTAGTGATACAGCAACGGTATATCTAAACGACCCCAAAAAGGTATTCAGTGTTATAACTATTCAGGGTAGCGGAAGACTTATTCGTGTTAATGAAAAAATAAGTAGTGCGCCAAACTATATAAATATTTTGACTGTAAAGTCAGGAGACGTTATCAATTTTGGGTTTTATGCAAAATACGCAATGGCGTCACCTGATTTTCATACCTCCACTATGCCATCTCCTTTTAAGTACGCTGTTTCATTTGATACATATAACAGCGCAGGAACAGCCATAGCCAGGGTTTATGATACCACCACAGGAAACGGAGTGTCTGCGGTTAACGTAACCTGTCTTGTACAGGCATGGCGGGAGGACAGATAAAATAAGAGGGCGGATTTCCGCCCTTTTCATGCTGGAACTTTGCTTTCTGATATTTTTCTTGCATGTTTTTTAAGCTTAAGAAAATGAACCTCATAAGCGTAATAAGATATTGTCGATACAATGTAAGAGATTACAAAACCAAGAAGTATCAAATATATTTTGCTTTGTGTAAAGTTAAGTGTTGAATAAATTTTATTAGCAACAGAAAAACACAGCAAATGCCACATATACAGGCCGTAACTTATTTTTCCTGTAAACACCAATGGCTTGCTTGAGAATATTTTTACTATTGCTTTATTTGGCTTGTTTATACTCCATTTATATAAAAAGAATATAGAGGATGAAAAAATCATTCCGAATGCGGTAAACATATACCAGCACTTACCAGCCCAATCAACCGGATTCCAGAAAGAATCCATTCCCACATAATTTATCCCGCGTAGTATAAGAAGTACCCCCGCAATAAACGTAATAAAACCTATAGCTGTCGCATGTGTATCATTTTTTATTTTAGAAAAAATAGCTCCCAACACAAGCATATCTGTACAACTTATAAGTGTTACGTTAACTATATATGGATTTCCATTAGTAAAATCAAATATAAAATAACGCGAAACACTTGAAACTATAATTAGAGTTATAAATAACGCACTCATATAGCGCCTGCTTATAAAGAATATAACCAAAGGCCATATCCAATAAAATTGTTCTTCCACTGCCAACGACCATGTGTGCCCAAGAATACCCGGGGTTGTTATGTGGTAACCAATATAATAATTTTGAAGGTAAGTAATAAACCATACGTATCCATCAGTTGGTTTTCCTGTCGCTATAAGTAACAGGAAATTAACTAACAAATACGCATAAAATAGCGGAAAAATTCTTAACGATCTGTTTATGAGGAATGTTTTAATATAATCAGCAAAACTTGATCGTTTATTTTCCATAAGAATTGAAGTTATCAAAAAACCAGACAGGCAGAAAAATAACGGAACACCAGCCCATCCCAGCGAGAATCCACTTACTTTTGCATGAAAAAGCATAACTACCAAAACTGCTAAACCGCGGACCCCATCCAGGGAAGTTACATGTTTCATTGTATAAAACATCCAATACCAATAAAAATTTAAGTTTATCACTGTCGCCTCGGTTAATCGAGTCATTGCATAAGGTCGGGATTCCGACCTAGTCAAGGCCGTACCCTGGCATCACTACATACGGTGATCCCTGCGGGGGTGAGGCATGAGAATGAACAACCTTTCAGACGTGGCTGCGGGAGCGTCCTACATTACTTCGCTTAGCAGCTTCGGATACTGGCTGCTACAGCTCCTTGATAAAGTAAGCCCCAGCCAGTGGGCTGCTATTGGGGTGTTAGCCAGTATCCTTTTTGGTCTGCTTACCTATCTGACAAATCTTTATTTCAAAATCAAAGATGACCGTCGTAAAGAGGCTCAAAGCTATGGCCAGCAACAGGACTAAGCTTAGCGCCGCTGTGCTGGCGCTTGTGCTTGCTGGCGCACCAGCGTCGGTGATCCTAGACCAGTTCCTCAACGAGAAAGAAGGTAATAGCCTGATAGCGTATCGTGATGGTGGCGGGATCTGGACAATTTGCCGTGGTGCCACAACGGTAGATGGTAAACCGGTGGTGCAGGGCATGAAGCTGACGCAGCAAAAATGTGATCAGGTCAACGCTATCGAGCGCAATAAGGCACTGGCCTGGGTAGAACGCAACATCAGGGTACCGCTGACAGAACCGCAGAAAGCCGGTATCGCGTCATTTTGCCCGTATAACATCGGCCCCGGTAAATGTTTCCCCTCGACGTTCTATGTGCGTATCAACGTTGGCGACCGGAAAGGAGCGTGCGAGGCGATTCGGTGGTGGATTAAAGACGGCGGAAAAGACTGCCGGATTCGTTCTAATAATTGCTACGGACAAGTGCCCCGGCGCGATCAGGAAAGCGCGTTAACATGCTGGGGGATAGACCAGTGACTATTAAAGCGAAATTGTTTGCGCTAGCCATGCTGCTGGCGCTGTTCGTTGGCACATATTACGCCGGTTATCTGAAGGGCTGGTATGCGCACAGCGACAAAGTGAACAGCGAATACCGGGGAAAAGGACTTAAAGCCGCGAAGACCATCGCCCGCGGTGAGCAGAAAGCGGCCGCCGCTGGCGCTGAAGGCAGAGTAATTTACCAAACCGTGTACCACGATGTGGTGAAATATGTTAACGACCCGAATCATACTAATTGCGATTTTGACGATCGCGCTGTGCAGTTGCGTCAACGTGCCCTCGATGCGGCCAACTCCATCAGCGGATTTGATGCAGGAGCCGTGCAAGGGGGCGAGCAAAGCAGGGACTAA